AGGATGACAATGGCAGAGAGGCAAATACGCATGAGTTTGTGTTAATGAAGAACGGAGAGGTTAGTGTTAGTTACCGAAGAACTCATCATGACAGTCAGCGATGAAGTCGATCAGTTCATCGGTACAATCAAGACCGAAGCGTTCGCATACAAAATCAACACACATGTCGAGGGGAGGCATCATCTCCAGCATGTAGTTTGCAAGGTCTGATTTGATCTCTTCTTTGAGTTGATTCATGTCTGCTCTCATAGCAATGGTGCAGGGATCGAGGAAAGGTGTTTTGTTCATGTGTCTACAATACACGGTTTTCGCCCCTGTGCCCATTTCGTGTGACACCTCTCCAACTGGTCGGCAGCCGACTGGTTTGTGACACTTAGTAATCAACTTTCCCGTTAATATAACCTTCTACATCAAACTTCTTATCATCTTCATACTCTTCTTTGTATTCAATCACATCATAAATCTCACCTGGCATGTCATTAATCTCAGCGAAGACATCAGTGTCGAAAGTGTCGTAATCCATTTTGAAAAAAGTGTTAGTTAGTGTGAGTTGAGTTTGTGTTAGTTAGTGGGGAAGTTCTTACATACGGCATCACATAACATCACGATTAAATCCTCGGCATCATCTGCTGTGTGCCCATACTTTGATTCAACAATTGAGTCAATATCTTCCATCAATTGTTCCCGTGCTGATAACATCTCAAGTGTGTCGTTGTTGATCATTTTTGGAAGTGGATTTCTCAACTGAAACTACAATACACGATTTCGAGGGTAGATCAATCACCCTTGTGCCACTACATCAATTGGCATACACAAAATGATATCCAACGCTGTTTCTGATATTGTTAATCTTTTCAAGTATTTCACGGCGATTGTTATAAGCAACTGTAACGAACTCTTTTGTCATCAATGCCACTACGATTGTGAAGGTGATGATATGAACTGCAGATTTAACTGCGATTTCTGTCACGAATGCCAAAATGTTCAAAGTGTACAAGATTGCGAGAATTGTGCTGTTCATTGTTAAAAACTTCGTGGGGAGTTAGTGTAGAGAATTCTCAACCCACAAACAAACAATACACGATTTTGAACCCGATTGGAGATCTAGTGTCCACTTCACGAACTGGCACAAGATATTATATTAAACATAAAAAAATGTGCTAGTGAGTGAAACTAACACATTTAAATTATTCTTGTTTGATTATGCCAATCTACAAAGTGGCACAATTAATATCGATCTACCAATTCTTTTATGTTAACTTGTACATTCTCGCCACCTTCTAGTCCTAAGACTTCTTTCCAGTCATAATCTTCTAGGGGCAAGTCATCATAACACTCGATATCGAGAGTGACACTAACCAGGCGCTTAGTAGTTGTGTACATGTGTCTAGTGGCGAGATGTGTGATGTATACGTGTGTATTATATCATGCGTAATGACGATACGCAAGTGCCTCATATGTGTCATTATCTCGTGCGTATTCGTCGTCTTGCTGTATGTCTTCATCTAGTGCATTATATGATTGCACCCACATGTCATATGTCTCGTCGAGATTATATGATTGATTGTCATAATTATGTGTGTAACCTAGATCGTAATCGTCGTACATGAGCTCGTCGAGATTTGATTTGTTTACTTTATGATTATACTATATTTTCGACGAGATTGCAACCTTCTTGTCGCACCTATGTCTCGTCGAGATGCATAGTAGTATATATGTATATAGTCGAGATTTATGTCATTATTGTAACATATATCTCGTCTAGAAATCTCGTAGTGCCTATAAGATCTTCTAATCTCGTGGGAAATTTCGCGCCCCGTGGGTTGACAAACTCCGCGTCTCATGCTACGCTCGCTAAACTTGCAATAAGAACACACAATACTCAGCAATACTCTACAATACCACATAATACACAATATTACTTAATGCTAATGAGAATCACCAAACATTTAATCAAAATAAAATAAAAATAACTCTCTTAGATAATTAAAATGTTAAATACTATAAAATGATCGTTATTTATGATACTTTTTAAGGAGGGATATTTTGGGAATCATCTATCTAATCATCAACACAGAAACAGGACACAAATTCATCGGAAAGACCACACAAACACTCAATAAAGAATGGAAACACCACATAGAGCGTTCAAAACGTATGTGTCCAGATTCATTACACTGTGCAATGAGAAGTTATGGTAATCATATCTTTAATATCAAACAAATAGATGAATGTAATGAACATGAGTTAGAAGATAAAAGAATATATTGGATAGGTAGATATAACTCAGAATATAATAACAGTAACATTACTATTGAGAACAAACCTTCTTCATCCTTTGTAATTACGAAGAAACCAGAAGAAAAGAAACCTAAGTATCTCCCTACATTCACAAATGAAACCAGAGGTAATGGTAAGCATTCAGGTATACGTATTCAAGGATTGAACATAGAAACAGGCATATCAAAAGAGTGGGAGAATGCAAGTGTAGCAGCAGAGGAACTTGCAGGTAATCCAAACCGTAATGCTAACATACTATTATCAGCACGTAAGGGTTATGTTTCTTATGGTCATCGTTGGAAGTTATTAGAACATAAGACTAAAAAGAAAGCAGTCAAAGGTATCAATAAAGTGACCTGGGATGAGATCTTTTTTGAATCCCGTGCAGATGTTATTAGACAAATGGGTAAAGGTACACATGGTTCATCTCTTACCAAGGCACTTAAAAGTCATGGGCGTTATACATGGAGAGGTTATATGTGGTTTTATATCTAACCGCGAGTCACTCGTCTTACCACTTATGAATAGGACATTCGGCAGCAGTTAATCGAGTCTTCTGTTCAAGGAAACATCCACATTCACGGCATCTCTTTCTCATGCGATCAAAGTGTTCACATGCTTGGCATATATCATATCTTCGTTGTTTCTCATCACCTTCAACAAAAAGATTATCACCATATAAGGAACTTGTGCCAACGTCCTTCATTAACTTAACTAAGTTTCTTCCCTGTTGTGTAATTGATGGATACTGTGAACTATTCTCCTCCGACATTAAACCACCCCGTTATAACATACTTTATTCCGTCTAAAACTAATCCGCCACGATGTGCATGTGTTAAACCTGCTGGCCAGATTAATAATGTTCCCTGTTCGGGTATAACTCTTTTGTGATAATACAGGAACTCAGTCTCACCTCCATCAAAATCATCATTCAAATAAAACATCCATACCATTGCTCTTGTGCATTGTGATAATGATGTATTCTCATCGTGCCATACATGATAACCACCACCAGCAGGTGTCTTCTGAACCTTCTGTGTGGTTGAATAAAATGTGCTCGTTTTTAAATGCCCGTACTGATGAATATATTCATCAAAACATTTCATTAAAACATCATTTAAATCGCGATCAACAAGACCATTCATATTCTGTGTCATATTACAAAGTTCAATCGCATAATCAAATCGACCCGCAATTGAATTCTCAAATTGATCATCCTCACACCAAACAGAATTTGATCTCTGATAATGATCAAAGGATTTCATTACACTATGACAAAACTCAGGATTAAGAGCATTCTTATATAATCCAATAAAGTTATCATATATCCCTAATGGAATATCATTTCCTTCTTCGGATTTCTTTTCATCACTCATATACCATACCTTCCTTCAATTTACCTTCAATACTATTATAGCATGTTGCAACGAATCCGTCAAAATCACAATCCCATCTTCCATCAGGACAACGTTCTAAACATGACATAATCTTCCCATTAATATGACATCCACAAAGACTACACTTATTCTTTAATGGTTTCTTATGCTCACATTGATTACAAATGTTCTGCCGCTCTTCCATTACATCAGGAGATGATACAAATGGTTGAGGATAATCTTCATGAATGAAATTCTTTAAAAATTCATATAAACGCTTTTGATACTCTTCTTCGGTTTTGATTGGTTCCATAATTAAAACATGATTTATTTTATGTAGTTACATTATTATTCGTTCCTCTTGCCATTTTAGTGGAACTAAGTTTAACTTGTGCTTTGGTATTTGAATATACTGCATGACCTTTACTTCCGGCAGATCCAGAACTTCGATTGAGAGATGCCTGACCATTTTGACCATGAAGACCACCAATAGAACCGGCAGTACCATTGTTTCCACAATTAAAAGAATTTCCAGATACAAC